CTAAGTATAAACAGCTATCACCACTGCTTCTTTAGCATTGTACTCATCAAAGAAGATGACCGCCACCTTCCTGCCTACAGTCATTTCTGCCGCTGGTATATTCCGAGCTACAGTAATCCCTTCAAGGTAGACCTTATAACTGCTGGCAAGCTGAACAGTGGCTGTATAATCACCGGAATTAAAACTCTTCAGCACTCCTTTTCTCGAGCTCATTTCACCCCCGGGCCTCCTTCTGCTTGATTTTACTAATCAACTCTCCTGCCAATCGTGCCTTATACTGCTCCCAGCGACAGCCGCTGCTCATATTCACCCTGTTGAGGGTTATAAATCAAGATTAGCCCCAGCACTCTCTTTTTCTCAGCACTGAGTCCGGCCCGGCTATCGGTTATATCAATGACATCGTATAACTGCTGACCACAATTAACCGGAATTCGAAGAGTGCCACTGCCTGACTCTATCTCAGCCTCCCTCAAATAAGCCTCCCCTCTCTGCTCAGCCTTGGTTACAGTATCTATATTCCTATCCTCCAATTGGCTCAGCCTGTCATAGAGCTTATCTATCTGGCTCCATGAGAAGGAATCAACGACTATTGGCTCGTCACCTACCGAGTCGTAGCCCTCAACCTGAACTCGATTCAGCTCCCACCTTCTACTCTGGTATCTGCCCTCAAATACGAGATGGGACAGCCCATAGGAATAACCAGAAGCATCAGAGGTTTGGGGATTCACCACGTAAGCTTTGTTGCCTTCAATAAACAGTTCATCAGGGACAAAGGATAGCAATCTTCTGATGATAATATCGCCCCTGTTATTGGAATGGATGGCGAAATCAGGATGGTAGCTGGTGATAACGGATGATTGGGATTTTACCTCAAGCTTTAAACCAACCCTGGCCAGAACAAACTCAAGGATTTGCTTAACACTCATCTCGTTAGAAGTCTTATTCCAGCGGAACTGGTGTCTGGCTTCCCAGGCATTTACCCATTTCCATCCATCCAAGGCATGAAGAAAAAGGCTGGCCCTACCCCCTGCACTGGTATGCTCGTAGGCCTCTAATGTAAAGGTTTGTCCTGAGCTAGCTTCATTTCCCTGAGAGGTAATATAGCCCGGGCTGACCTCTAGCTGGCAGCCAATCCCAAGCGGCGACGGCAGTGATGCATAGTCACCATCATCATTCTTGAGTTCAACGGTCAGCCTTCCCTGGCTCAACCCAACCTCTTCTTTCAAGGATATAATGTCATCGGTTAAATCGATACTCTCCTCGGTTAGCTTGGCTCGCCATACTCCGTAGGGGGTAGATAGCCAACAGTAATCACCATGATGAGCAATAGCCATACCATACTCACTTGAAAGGTTAAAGGGAACTGGTTCACGCCACAGGTTAGCCAGAAATTCAGTCTCAGGAATGGAGTGGGCCCAGAAGGGACGGTTATAAGTTTCGGTGCCGGTAAATTTCTCAACATAAAAACACCTGTAGACATCAGGCTTATCCATGAAGATTCTATGATATTTAAAGTCGCCATCCGAAGAGGCTGTGGCAATCTCCTTTAGTGCTGACCAGGTACCAGAGGCTACATCGCCACCATCGCCGTATATCAGGCTCCACAGCTTGAAATTGCCTGACGAATCCTCACCGGTAACAACAAGATTCCAATCGGCTTCATAGACGACAGCGACACCTGACAGGTCACCGGTAGTCTTATCCCAGGTAACTTTGGACTGCCAGCTACCACCAACATGCTTTTTAACCTGGAGAGTTGACTGGTCAATTAAAAAGATAGCTAAATCACCGTTAGGTTTATAGGCAGCAGTCAGACCATTGACGCTGGTAGTAGGAGAGTAGTCAATAAGCTCGGGGCTGCCCCAACTAGCTCCGTAGTCGGTACTCTTAATACGCCTGATTTCTCGGCTTAGGTTTATCCAGAAGATAGAGACCTCAGCACCCAGAGAGGCAGCAGCCACAGCAAGGCAGTTATACTGGTTGGTGTAAGTCCAGCTACTAAAATCCGATAAAGGACCGGGGTTGGCTACCCTCTGCCTGTAGAGCTTCCTGCTATCGGCAGGGGGGGTTATCTTCACTCTTACAATAGAACCGTCAACAGGCATGGTTACGGCATGAAAGTAGTCATCCTCACTGCCAGTATACAACCTCTCCCAATCAAACCTTACCACGCCAGCAATCTTATTCTTGGCTTCCACTTTTACATAGGGGATATGGCTGGCTTCCTTCTGAGCAGTTAATAATGTTGATGTTAAGCTCCTCATTACTCCTCGTATTCCATTCCATTTATTCTTTTTGGCCTGAGATATATTTGTTTCCCCAGAAAAGGTGCCCAGCAATGTAACCCAATGCAAATATCAGGAGAAACCAGAAAATCGAATGCCAGAGCCAATGCCCGAGTAGCGCTCCTGTAGCTACCAGGCCTATAATCCAAAGACCTTCAAGTTTGTGCCAGGTATCCCGAAGAATATAGGTCCAGGGGCGGCCACCTATTCTTAACCACAGTGCTTTATACAAATCCATTTTCTCATACCAGAGCAGCCAGAATATCAGGCAAAGGCATACCGGCTTGTCGGTAGTGAGCTGCCAGATGTTTAGCTGCCTGAAGAATTTGCTCAGGGCTGGCATCTACCCTCTGACCGCGGTAACCTCCAGGTGACAGTGCCACCACAGCATCCGGCATCCGTTCCCAGTCAACCGTTTTTTCTATATTAAGCTTTCCCCGCAAGGCTCTAGCGATATTCTTCAGGTGATGGGGTAGCTTCCAGGTCTGGGGGTCTTTCGGGTCTCCAAGGATAGCAAAGGCGTCTTTAGGCAAGCTTTCTTTGCTTTTAGATAATCCTTCTTTTGCAGTCATATCTATCTTTCTCCTTTATTTGCCTCTCTTTGACACCCGGTTAACTTAAGGACCATAGTCAGTTGATTTAGACACCGGCAGATAGTAAGGCTTATATAGAGAGCGGATTCTAACCCGGTTTCTCCTCCCCAGTCTTTTCATTTCCTGCCTGAAGTAGTTCAGCCTTTCTCTACCCCACCTGAGAAACTCTTCGGGAGTAGGCATACCACCAACATTAACTCGATTGACGGCATATACTGCCCACTCAACGGCAGCATAGCCGCAAGCGCCAGAAGCAATTAAATCCTCACACACGGCGGGGATGGTAGAACTTGTAGCGTCAAGAGTATGGAGCTTACCGTAGTAAATATAAGCATTTGAACCATCAGGAACCTCATCGCCAAGGAGGGTCAGGGTATCCGCCCAAAGGCTAAAGCGCTGGTATCTCTTCGGGAATTTATCTACCGGATACTCCACAGCCTCAACCATAACGCGGTCAGTTATAGTGGATATATCAATCTCCCTGGAGCCTGAGGTAGTAGCTTTAGTAGCCTTCTGCTCATAGGAGATAGTTTCTGAGAAGTCCTTAACCGCATGGGCAATATGCCGGTCAAGCTCATCATTAGTCCAGCGATAGTTACCGGCGTCCTCATCATGGAGGTCACGCCTGACTATAGTTCTCATGTCGCTTAAATTCATATCTACTTCACCCCCTTTTTAGGACAGTTTTCTAATCTCCACCCTCTCCAGCTTCTCACAGGGAAAACCCTCATCGTGTCGGCAAATCTCCAAATCACAGAAGGCTATCTCTTCATTGGGTCCGCCCTCATTGATACTAACTGCTTTCCCGGACAGGTTTTTGGCGTAGGTCATCAAAGATTGGCCATCAACCTGGTCATTAAAACTTAAATCAACTCTCACTCTGTATTTCATCTGTACCTCCATTTGGTAGCTAGATAGTTATGTCGGATTTCCTGGGTTGTTAAAGGCCGAGTATAAACCCTGATTTCGCCGATGAGCCCATTAAAATTCTGACCGGTAATGGCGCTTTCCCCAACATAGAAGTTGCTGCTACCTGAATAATCCTGCGTTGCTGTTGCTATCATAACAATATTACCGTTCCTGTAGAGGACAAGGGCATTCGTTTCTACATCGTAAGTTCCGACCCAATGTACCCATGTATTAAGGTCCAGGTAGCTATTTGAAGTCTTGTGAGAATCCCCTTTGAATGTCCAGAAAAACGTATCGTCACTGTTGTAGCGGAAGTAAATAAGCTGGTAATTAACATTCACACCCTGGCTGATAATAAAGTGATACCCACCAGCAGCCCCTCTTTTTGTCCACGCCTCAAGTGTGAAACTCCTGGTGGCTAAAGCTATATTACTGCCACAATCAATGTCATCATCCGACCCGTCAAAACTTCTGCCTTCTGGCCTCCACAAAGCACCGGTAACGGTGCATAGATGTCCATAGGTATCCTTTGACACAAAGGATGCGCCATCTAGCTCATAAAGAGGCATGTAGAGCACCAAGCTAGGGTCCAAGATAAAGTTCATCACTCACCTCACGAAGCAGAATAGATTACCCTGACATAGCTTGAGTTTTTGGTCTTACCGACGGCATTCTCACCACCAGCCGCACCCGACTTGATTTGAAGCCGAATGTCAAAGGGTATAGCGTTGAAATTGGCCACTGGTTTAAAACGACCGCTATAGGTATATTCCTGGTAGCTAGAGGCATCAGCGGCATAGGTCACCTCACTATGGAGGTCAACCCAGGTTCCGCCTTTATTGCGTGCCTGCCACTTGAAAAGGGCACTTTCTGTAGCGCCGCTGGACTTTACCGCGCAGGTAAGCCCGAACTCAAACTCAATAATCACGCCCAATGCCGGCGGATTAACCGTAACCTCTTCCACTGTTTCATAGTCATCAGTAGAGGTAGTCTTTTCCGCACTCCATTGGACTCCATCCGATGTCAGGTCTCCCTTGGCAAAAGGATGCTCAACATGTTCAATTACTGTAAGTCCCATAATTTACCTCCTGCGGTGAGGGGGCAAAACCCCCTCACCGAATTTTGTTTAGTCCTGAACGCCAATGAGCGCAGCTCCCTTGATGGAGCTGAAAAGAGCCAGAGACACATACCACTTAATCCTGGTGCGAGAGGCATCCTTGGTCTCCAGAGAACCAATAGGCTCCACAGTGAGGTGCCCGGGTGCTGTCAGGCCACAGAGTGCCCCTTCCCCGAGCTGAAGAGCGTAGATTGTGGAGCAGTCGCCACCGGTGGTTGCCGTCTCAAGACTACTGCTGACTACATGGGTATCCAGTATCCAGTCATTAACGCCGATAGCGACGCTGTCCCAGAACTGGACGAAATTACCCCACTTATCCCGGTCTGTCTCCATCATGCCGCCGCCGGCTCTGACCAGGGCGTTAATCTTGCGTCTGGAACGCCGGCTCATCAGCAGCATATCGGGCTTGCCTCCCTTTACGGCATCAATAAGCTGGTCAAGCATAGATAGGGTCAGGGTAGCCCCGCTGGCACCGGCAGCAACCACCTGGTCGCTGGCAGTAGCAGTATCGATGAGCTTTATTAAACCATCGTATTGCTTGGGATTAGTCGTTGAATCACCATAGACAAAGGTCTCCTCAAATTTATCTCTGAGTGCCTTAGCCTTAAGCTCAACGATGGCTGCTTCCAGGTCCTGAATATTAGAGCGGGTCGCCTTGAGAAAGTTATCAACATCGGCATCACCACCCATAATCTTTAGATTTGCCGTTATCTGCTCGAAAGTCGGAGTAGATTCAGGCCAGGTATCACCAACATCGTAGAAATCAATGGTAGGTAAGGTCTTCTCCTGGTTGTAGGTCAGACCATTACCGACAATCTCGATAAAGGGGAGCTCCTGGAGAACAGGGGAGTCCTTGATGATAGTCTCCACCACTCCCTGTAGCAGCATGTCATTGGACAGTTTACTTGCCTCGGTTAATGTTAATGCCATTTATCTTGCACCTCCTATTGCATATTGAATCTTTTCCCGCGGGGATAGAGCTGATAGGTCCGGCGATGTCCTTTCCGGAGCGCCGACAGGAACCTTAGCCAGTGAAATCTCAGTCTCTATTCCCTGCCTCACCTTACTGACCAGAGCTTTCGCCTCACCCAGGGACTCGTTGATTGACTCAATAGTGTCCCCACTGATGAGTTCTCCGATAACCTCTGGATTCGCCTGAACCACCATTGCTTTATAGCTGGCTACTGACTCAGCCAGAGAACTGTTGAGAGTCGTCAACCTCTCCTCAAGCTCTTCTCTGGTCCGCTTCAAGTCGGCAATCTCGCCGTCTTTGCCGACTATGACCTCTTCCAGCTCAGTAAGGCGGGC